ATCTTCATATATAGCATTGTGTTGTTCTAAAGGTATGCCCCTAGCAAACCTTTGTAATATTTCCTTTACTGTCAATGCTTGGTCTGGGATAGTCATTGATGGTTTTGTACTTTGCTCATAGCTTTTTTCAAAGTCTTGAGCATTTAATAAGTTTTTAATTTTCATGTTTTAAAATTTATCTCGTTTTTCTATTGATTTTTTATGCATTTTTCTAAATGCATCAATGTGCTGTTTTGCTAATTCTGAATATATATTTTCGCCATATTGGCGCTGTAAATTTTTATCTTCTATTATTGCAAGTTCTTGCATTTTTCTTACTATTCTGTCTTTATCACGTTCGTTATATATTTTGTCTTTATAATATCGTGGCATTGCTATTTTCTTTCCGTCCTTTATTGGGACATACATCCTATTCTCTAAATCGTCTTTGTGCCATTTTATCATTTTATCTGTTAAATATAATTTACCTAATCCTTTAGACATCAGTTGAAATTCCTTTTGTCTGTCATCATTTTTATGTAATGGTATTTTACCCTTCTTAGACATATATTTTAACGTGTAACCTATACTTGCTTCTGCTACTGTTCCTATATATATAGTACCAATTTCTTGTTTGTCTAATGTCCAAGCTTTTAATACGTTTTTAATTTGTGCGTTAAATAATATTATATGATAATGCGGTCTATATGTTCTACCGCCGTATTCTCCGCAAACAAAATATTTAATTTTGTCTTTTTCTAATTTACGTAATCGTTTAAAATAATCTTGGATATCCTTTTTCTTAAGATTAAGAAAACCTTTCTTAGTTATTGGTACATGTTCTGTGTTATATGTTAAAGTTACAAATAATGCAGTATTTGAACTTTCCCCTTCTTTAACAAGGCGAAACGACCAACCACTAGTTCTCCTTTTGATACATGGTGGGCATTTGCCACATGGTACGGGAATTTTGTCGTTAGTAGTTAAGCCTTGTTTAACATAGAAGGGAGTTATACATTTCGTACTCAAAGCATTGGCGTACCGAATTTCGGCATTGGCCTAATGGCTTGAATTTTGTTGTATACATGACAATACAAAGAGTCTGCACCATCTTGAACTGCAAATATACGTTTTGTTGTTGCGGGATCGCATTGTACGAAATCTTCGTTAAGTGCTGGTTGTGTTGCAAATATTCTTCCAAGATGCCAATAATCTAATGTATTTGTGAATTCACCAGCTACTCTACTCGGTTGATATTTATATTCTGCATAACGTGGTACATATCCGAATGTATCTTGTCCTGTTGCTGTATAAGCAAAAAGTTCTTGGTTTTGTACTTCTTGCTCACCGATGTTAGCAAATGATGGCCAAAAATAATCTAAATTGTCTTTTTTAAGATATGTTCTTGGTATACCTTGTTGATATGCTGTTTTTGGCATTACTGACATAATTCCTATAATGTAACCATGTTCTTCGCAATAATATTTACCATAATTGCCTGATGTTACACCAATTCCATGTCCTGCCATATTACCTTGTGGCAATCCGCCATCTTCTCCAGTTGAATTAAGTACTTCTGAAATAACAACTGGAGATTTAATACCAGTAATATATTCTGGACGCTGAAGTCTTGCATCTGAACTTCTTACACCAAAATGCATTAAAATATTTTCGACATAACGCGTACCACCGCGGGCATTTTTTTCAAGCCACTCTTGTAGCCTCATTGCTCTACGTAAATCATTAATAGTACCAGGTTGAACTTCCAAATCTGATGTTTTTGCAAAAATTTGTCCTGCTGAACCAGGAGAAGGAACACTATAACCTAACGTTGGAGCAATTGGATTTCCAATGCCGGGCTCTGTTACTGTATTAATTTCATTTCCCGTTCTTCCGGGAAATACATTTGAATTAATATGAATTTGTGCATCACCTTCTATAGAACCTATTGGAATATCAACAGCTTGTCCTTTTTGAGCAAATGGTAAACTTGCCGTAAAATAATCGTGCTCCCATGCTCTTTTTCGCAATGTTATCAAATCAGTATTCAGTGTATTGTCACCGTCTTCTAATTGAAATGCAACTGAACTAATAAGATTTTGGTCTCTATAATATTCATTATATATACATTGATATGCTGCAAATGGTAGTGCATTAATATCTGTATTTGTTCCGCCACCAGTTTGACGCAATGGGATTCCCATATAATTAAGGAATTTTGCGTATTGATTTGTTGGATTACCATCAAATGAAATATATGGATATGGAGGAGTGTTAGCTGTATTGCTTACTATAAAATCTTGCCATCCTTTCCAAATTATCCTATTTGGTACAAAGAAATAATGCATTGATACATCTACTCTATGCATAATTGGTGCAATCATTGGGGCAAACCTTACCATTGCTTCGCATGATATTTTATAATTATCACCAGGTACACATTCGTTGACTAATATAGGAATAAGATTACCCATATCTCCTGAAAATTTAAAATCATGTGATAAGTCAAACGCGTTTTTTTTCGGTTTGAACAATTGTACGCTGTTAAACAGATTCGGTTTCATCGTTTTGATGTTTTTGTAGTTTGTTAATTAGTTCTTCTAAATTTTCTTGTGGTATTACTACTCTTACATAACTGTAACCATTATGTGCTACTAATACTATGCTTTTATCCCATTTGTGGACGTCGAGCGCGTTATGTTTTTCGTTTGTGTCAAAATCTAAACTAATCATAGTCTAATACCTCCACGACTTACATAATAAGTCCTTTTTGTTTTAGAACCTTTATAACTTCTTTTTCGGGAAGAATAACCCCTTGAACGTCTACGCATTTGGTTTGGTTTTGATTGTTAAATAATTATTTTTTAAGCCATTTATATGTATCGTACATCATATCTACACCTTTTCCTAATAATCCTTTTGCTTTACCACTATTAAGAAACTGACCTGCTGCCCTTATAATTATATTATCTCCTGGTTGTACTCCTATACGTTTAAGATTTATATCTAATTGCTTTAATTCTGAATCTTTTTTAAGATTATTTATCTGTGTTCTAATTTGTTCTTTTTCTACTATTGTTTTGGCTCTCTGTTCTCGCATTGATAATATATTTTCTACAGCCGTTGTTAATGATTGTGCTGATTGTGCTGCTGCCCTTTCGTTTGCACTTAATGATATATCTATATCTGTCTCAGTTTTCCTTAAATTTGCTGTTGCTGCTTGTAATGATGTTTGCCTAAGTTCTGATTTTAAACCTAAATCAAAAGCTGATGATTCTGTTCCTTGTAATGTGGATGCTATTTGCGCTGCTTTTAATGCTGCTTCGTTTGTTAAAACTGTGTTTTGGGTCTTTAAATTATCTATTTGCGCTTGTTGTAATTGTGTGTTGTAATATGCTGATAATCCTGATTGTGCTGCTGCTCCTAATTCAAATTTTGGTGCTTGTGGGTTCCAACTACCCGCATCTGCTGATCTAACTGTTCCACTTACGTTATCTGCTCCTTTGCCGTATACTAAATTCGGATTTAATCCTGCCATTTTTAATCTTTGCATTTGTGCTGCTGGACTGTTATACTCATTTTGCATCGTCCAGTCTTGTAAACTGTGTTGACGTTGCTGATTGTACATCTGTTGATTGTACTGTCTTGTTTTTTTATTTAAATTGCCTTGGGTTAAGGCATTTATGCCTTGTCCTGCTAATTGGGCTCCGCCTGCTATTGCTGCTACTGTTATTGGGTCTGGCATTTTTTTCTTTTATTATATAAAAGTATTGTTTTTTTTTACACTACCAAAATAATATCGTTTTTTTTCGCTTTTTTTTCGTCCGCTACGCTACCTTATTTATCGCTCATATTACTTATTTTTTTAATGTAGTGTCAATAAACACTAATATATCAAGAGTTGATTAGTGTTTATTACTGACGCGCTTCGCTTGTCTTGCAAAAAAAGCCCCAACAAGTAAACTTGTCGGGGTTTTTTCGCGTTGCTTAACCTTCGGTTTCGGTTTTTGTTAATCCTACTATTTCGGAATGTAAAGCTTGGCTTCTTATATGGTTTAATTCCTCTTTAACCATTTCTGCATATTGTTGTCTTTCTGCTAAATCCATTGTTCTTGGATCTGGTAAAAAGTCATCTGGACTTTCTACATCTTCATATATAGCATTGTGTTGTTCTAAAGGTATGCCCCTAGCAAACCTTTGTAATATTTCCTTTAC